TGTCTTAAAGCAATTCAAGCTCAATGACAAGCAGTTGAAGCAACTTGAGTCAGAGGCTTACAAAGATGCATTTGGTACTGGCGGTGTAATTGATGCTGATTTACTGCAAAGTGTCACTGATGCTCTTAAGCGTTCACCGTCAGCAGTAAAAGACATCAACGACATTTATGTTGCACAGACAGGCAAGAAACCATTCTTCTCATTTGACAAAAATGGTGATATCAGTTTTAACCGCACGCCAAACCTAGAGGATGCTGAAGTCATTCGCCGTGGCATTCAGACATCAGTAGATGAGGCATTTAATCGCGGTAGGGGTGGTGTCGGAGGCGCTCTTAAAGAGGTTGAACAAGCATTGCGTGATGCAATAGACACGTCATCTAAAAAACTCGCTGATGCGCGTTTGCAGGCTGCTGTAAGACGTTCTGCAAAAGATGCATTTGATGATGGCCGCAAGGTGTTTGGTAAGACCGCTGATGAGGTTTCAATACTTGTTGATGAGTTATCGCAAAAGCCTGGTGCCTTGTCGGCATTCCGCGCAGGAACTATGGATGCCATTCGTAATCGCATGACAACAGGAACGCGCACATCAATGATGGCAAACCTTGCTAACGAGAACTCCAAAGAAGGTTTGATCTTGCGAACTATTTATCCTGGTGACGAGTTGGCTGGCATATTGCAACGCATTAATACTGCGGCTCAGTCTCAGGCTTCAAAGAATTACATTCTTGGCGGCTCTACAACTGCACCAACATTGTTGCAGGCGGCTCGCACTGGAATGAATATCTCTGCTGAAGAAATCGCCAATGTGATGACAGCTAATCCAGTGACAATGATTTCATCAGCTGTCAATATCGTCAAGAAAGTTGCTGCACAGCAGAACAAGAACATGACAGAGTCACAGCGTGATCAAGTGGCGAAGATACTTGTATCTGAAGACCCTAATCTTGTACGCCGTGCATTGGTTGATGAAAGCGCCATGGCAGTGCTGCAAAAGAAATTGAACGACTTCTCACGCTTTGCTGGTAAGACTGTGCCTTACAGTTTGACCGGCATCACGGCAGGCAGAATACCAGGCGCATTCCAGCAAGGACAATAATCATGGCAGATTTCCCTAATGTAAACAATTCACCATATTTTGGACAAGGATTACTTTCACCAAATGAACCATCAAGTGGTTTATTGGCTGGATCAAATCAACCCAATACACCAATGGGCATGATGGACAAATATCAATTGTTTTCTTGGTTGGAAAAAAATCATCCAGAGATGTTGACATACAACAACAATGAGCCTGCTGCATTGCTGCAAATCATGCGTGGGAAAATGACATTTTCTGATCGGGATTTAACCGAGCCGACAGCAGACAAACTAAGAATAAATCGTTTTACTCTTCCTCAAGAATTCCAAAATCTGCCAAGTGAAAATACATTTGGTCAACGGCGTGAGATGCCACGTCCAGAAGAGTTCAAGTACCCAAATATGGGGAAAGCAAATGATTATCGAAGAAGGATTGAGGAACTGGAAAGAAGCATTCAACAACGAGAACAGCGGTTAGGAATGCCTTTCAGCGGTACTTACTACTAGGAATAATCATGGCAACCTACCTAGACTATCTAACCGGCGCTGGAGAGACTGCTGCAACCCTTGGCAGCGGTGCGCTGGCCGGTTTGCTTGGTATGCCTTACGGCGTGTACAAGGGAGCCACCAGCGGCAAGCTAGGCACGCGAGAGGCTAACCGTATTGCCGAGGAAGAGGCCAGCCGGTTTATGCAGGAGTACACCTATAAGCCTCGCGGCCAAGTTGCGCCACAGATGATGCAAAGCCTTGGCGGTCTGCTGGATGCAAGCAAGCTGCCGCCAATATTGCCCGAGGTGGCGGCGCTGGCATCAATCCCTAGAGCAGCCTATGCCTCGCAAGCTGAACGCACTGGCATGGCCGCTGAACGCGCCATCACGCCAATGGTTAATCGCACCATGGCAAAGGGTGGACTTGGCGCTGGTCTGCTTGGTGATTTGTCGCAGGGTACTCAAAGTAATGTGTACATACCTGTCACGAAAACAAAACCAAATCCGATAGTTGGTACAAGATATCAAACTCGGCAATTGCCTGGCATTGTTCCGAGACAAAAAGTTGATTACGAACAAATGCGTGGCGGCAGCATTTTTACATACCCAACTGATCAACTAAGTCGCAATGTCGAAGTCACTAATGTCAGCGACATACCACTTGGAAACAATTCGTTTGTCACGCCAGGCGGGTTGATGTACATGATGGATGAAAACAATATTAAACGCAATATTGGCTATGCCTCCGGTCAAGCGCAGGCTATGTCGCAAAATAATCGAGCTTTGCAGGCCATAGAAGAAAACCTAAAGAGGGGCGGTACTGGGCGCGTGTTTATGGCTCCACACACAATGCCACCAGGTGGCGAGAACTTCTCAACTGGGCCAACGCTTGGGCTTTTATCGTTGATTGATGCGACAAACCCAAGTCCCAAATTTCTGGATCAAATATCAGATCAGATGCGGGCAATGACTATTAAGAAAAAGCCTGGTAAATACAAAGATTTTGTTGGATTAAATGATCCAGCATCGCGTTTGCAATTACTGACCGGAGAAGGTTTGCCTGTTGGTAGTGCAGGAGAATTGCGTAAAGTATTTGTGGACAAGATGAGCAATGTGGGTGTAGAGAAGGGTCTGGGATTTAATTATCCCGATCTGCAAAACGCAATGCTTGATCCCAATGTAATGTACAAACAACCATTTTTGATGGGTGACTCAATCTTTGAGGCATTACCAAATTTGGGAATTTCACGCGGTACTCATGGCGCATATGGATATGACATTCCTGGCGTGTTCTTAGGCAACACTAGGGGCGCGCCAATCAGCGAATTTATGCAGCCCTTATACAACCAAATTTTGCCAACGCAAATGAACAAGCCTGGCTCAGATATAAAAAGAGCAAGTCTAGAAGATTTGTTTGTCAATTATCAATTCCCTGGCGACATTCCCGCTGGTAGAACATACGCAGACCCAAACCAATTAACTCGCGGTGTGTTGTCCAGTTCCGGCAAAGGTATCTCCATGTTTATGGATGACAAAGAGATAGCAAGACTCAAGCGTCTTCTTGGGGATCAGTGATCATAATAATGTAATGCTCAAGAGCGCGGATTGCTTCATTGATAATCGCCTCTTGCTCTGGCGCTGATAAGTTGGTGATGCCGTCATCTGGCTGCACATCAATATTGATACCGTAGTCAGCTATCAATTGAACATCTAAAGTTATCTTCATCACTTATCCCCAAAAAGTGCAGCCACCAGCGGATCGCGGCGTGGCTTTAATCTCTTACCTCTTTCACGCGCCAAGCGGAAAGCCTTATCGTCCAATGTCTCACGCGCTCTGTGGCGGCGTAGGCGCTCCATGGGTGTCAGCGGTGGCGGTCTGACTGCATCAGTGCCGATACCGTACCTGTACACGGCGACCAGGATGCGGCCTGATCTGCGCCATTCCTGTATGTGTACGGTGCCAGCCAGCCGCAGCCGCTTAATCATCTGCTGCGCTGACCTCTCGGTGCAGTACACCTTGGCCGCTAACTCTGGCACTGTGCAGCCGGTGCGCTGAAGGATGTCAATGACTCGCGGGAGCCTTGCTGAAATCAAGTGTTGCGCTCCTTTAATTTGGCTTCAATGGCTCTGGCATAAGTGCTTCTGACAATGTGACCTTTAGATAACGCGCTTATCTCATCATCTGTCAGCCCAACCCATGTGCGCTCCTTGGCGTAGCCGTTCTTTTGCTTGAGTTTAGCTTGCGCCCACGCAACTCCTTGATCAAAGGTGTCGGGCATATCTTCAATTTCTTTCCAATCTTCATCAGCCAGCCCTACCCATGTGCGCTGTGCTAAAACTTTAGCGGCTATCAGTTTGGCAAAAATTTCTGCGGCTTGAATTGCGGCTGAGTTCTCCATTTTGAAACCAGCTTGTTTAGCCAACTCAATCATTTCATCTTGTGTCATGCTTCACCTTTCTTATATTTACCCGACCAGGCATATTCACCGCGTGGCTGCTTGGCACCCATCTTCCGAAAGAAAGTCAGCATGGATTTATACGGCACGCTGAAACGCTCGGCTATCTCTTTCTTTGTCATACCCTCGGAGAGCAGCAGCATGGCTCTGCGGCCATTGATGTCAGGCAGTTTGCGTCCTGAGTTGGGGCGGGAACCACCTTTCATCACTTCACCTCTGTCTCATCAAGCAGGAACTTGACTATGCACGCAAGCACGATCACCGTCAGTGCAATGGCGAGCAAACCGATCAGCACGAAATTCATCATCGTTTCCATAGAAATCCTCCGAGTCAAAGTACAACAGCGCCAGCACCGCCAACGCCAACCATATGATTTTCACTTCTGAGCCGCCAGTAGTTCCATCTCCACTTCTTTCACGCGATCTCGCAGGATGGTTAGTTCCTGTTCAGCAGCGTCAATCTTGCGCTGCATACGCTCGCGGGTCATGTTCTCCGCGTGAGTCCAGCCAATGAACGTGCCGTCAGTCACAGCCTGGCGCGCCAGCTTTGCAAAGTCAGCGCGGCTTAAGAATCCACCGCCGACTTCCATGGGTGGCGTGAACTTGTTTACTGCGCGGTCAATTTCGATTTGCATTGTTTCAGACACTGATTTCTCCTGTTGATTATTCATGATGACCACCATGCTACGAGCAGTGCGGCCAAGCCGGTGCCGATGACAAGGCACAGTAAGTAGTCCAGCGCAGCCTCTGCGCGTTTGCCAAGCCTGCGGTGGCTGTCGGCGGTCAGGGCGTGTTGTGTGTGGTTCATGGGACTCCTTAAAGATGGGGGACGATGCCCCCTTGGGTTGATTAGGCTGCGGCTCTCTCTTCAAAAAAGCGCTTTGACTCTGTACCTTGATTGATGTAAGCGTCAGAGCCGTAAGCTGGATCGACTTCAAACCAGCATGATGCTGTCAAGGCTTTACCTGATGCCAAGGTTGCATTAACTTTGGCGGCCAAATCTTCAACGATTGTCTTGGCAGTCTCACGAATATCAGCAAAACAAACTTCGCCAGTTTCTTCGCACTCCTCAACTTTTACGCCAGGAAAAGTCTTTTCGTGACGAAAGCGGCGACCAGTTGCGTTCTCAATCAGGACATAGTATTTTTCAGCGATGAAAGGGTGACCGTCACAAGCGAGACCGGCTTCGTAAAGGTCAGATACTGCATATGCTTGGTAAGTTGCGTTCATTTCGTTTTCCTTGGAGTTGCGTTATTGAGGAATTGATAATATCACATTTGCTGAACTTGTCAAATCACATACAACTTAGTCAAGTATTCCATCATCTACAATGTCCCTTGCTGGTTCATGCTTCCAGCAGTTGCCTTTATGGGGATCGGTTTGCGCTGATCCCCTTTTTTTGCTTTACACTTGACGCTTTCCACAAAACATGGTTAACATCATACACATGAAAGTCTCACAGCAAGCCATTCAGGACATCAAGTTTAAGATTGAATCAGCCGGATACCGGATGTCCGATCTGTGCCGTGTCGCAGAGATCGACCAAGCGCAGCTCTCGCGCTGGATCAATGGGCAGACCGAACCACTTTACTCCACCGTCATTCGCTTGGAGCAGGCCGCAGACGCGCTCATCTCAGCGCGGCTACAGGTGCTAAACAAGGCCATGGAAGAGGCCGTCAAATGAAGCGCACCTTGGGTATTGACTGCGGCTTGAACGGCGCAATAGCGGTGCTGGTAGACGGACAGTTGCTCTCGGTACACGATATGCCAACGCTGACCGTAGACATTAACAAGAAGACCAAGCGGCAAGTCTCACCGCAGCTGCTGGCCGAGATCATTGGCAACCTCAGACCGGATCAGGCCATAGTAGAACGTCCGGCAGCACGCCCGGGTCAAGGCGTAACGGCCATGTTTGGCTTCGGCCGAAGTCTTGGCGTAGTCGAAGGCGTGCTGGCCGCGCTAAACATTCCGGTCACCTATGTGGCACCAGCCACTTGGACGAAGGCCATGGGTAAGGCTGCCGGTAAGGATGCATCCAGACAGCGCGCCATCGAGTTATTCCCCGCCATGTCGGAATACTTCAAGCGCGTCAAAGATGACGGCAGAGCAGAGGCAACGCTGATAGCAGCGTGGGGTATCCGCAATGGCTGACAAGGAACGACAGATCATGCGCCAGCACATAGTCTGGTTGGCCGAGATGCTGGAGAAGCAGCGCAAAGCCAATCAGGACAAAGTCGTATTCCTGAAACGCCTGCTCGATCCCGAGGACTTGGGACACGCCGCGAGCACTGAGGTGCGCCAGCTGGCGTACCAACTCATCCTTAACGAACATCACATTGAAAGAGACTCATGGCAAAGCAATTAAGGCTCAGACCGTCATCCGCATCGCGCTGGATCGCCTGCCCTGCATCCGCAAAGCTCTGCGCTCAAGTACCGCAGCGCCCATCAGGTGAGGCTGCAAACATTGGCACCGCCATCCATGCGCTGGCCGAGACTTGCTTTCAGCTTGGCTCGGACCCGATGCAGTTTGTCGGCCAGACGGTGGAGAACATCATAATGACCGAGGACAACTGCCTGTACGCGCTGGAACACATGAAGGCCATATGGGCGATTCAAGACCAACTCGGCAGCGTCAAGGTTGAGGTGCCGGTGATGCTGTTCAATACTCCCATTTTTAAGCTCGGCGGCACAGCTGACGTTGTCGGCCACTCAATCAGCCAAAAGAAATTAATCATTGCAGACTTGAAGACCGGCAAAGGCTGGGTGGACGCTGACACTGAGCAGCTGAAAATCTACGCGCTGGCTGCAATCGCAACGCTGCGGCTTGACATTGATGAAGTTGAATTCCAGATCATCCAGCCGCACCATGGTGAAAAGCGCATCCACACAATGACCGCAGATAAACTCGGCGAGTGGGAAGAGAATATTCTGATGCCTGCTGTTGATGATGCCATCAGTGACGCGCCATCATTTAGACCGTCAGTGTCGGCCTGTCAATGGTGCGATGCGAAAACAATCTGTCCGGCACAGCAACAGCAGTTTGATGTCGTGGCGGCCAACACTGACATCACCGCGCTGAACAAGGAAGAGATAAAGGAAGTCATGCTGGCGCTGACACCAGCACAGATCAGCGCAATTCTGGACAAAGCGCCGCTGGTAGAGAAATTCATAGCAGCGGTGCAGGAACACGCACTGAGCGCCATGGAGAAGGACGGCATGGTAGTACCAGGCTGGCAGTTGGCACCGAAGCGCCCAACGCGCAAGTGGATTGATGGCAACGCGGCCAGAGAAAAACTGACAGCGATAGGTTTGTCTAACAGCGACATATTTGAAACAACCCTTATTACTCCTGCGGCAGCAGAGAAACTGCTACCAAAGGAAAACCGAGTTATCTTGGACGAACTCACCGTCAAGGTATCAAGTGGACTGACGCTTGCGAGAGATCGCAGCCTCAGTCAATAATGCAATCCCTGTAACTTTTGAAAGCGAAACGCAAAATGCTAAATTTATCCTCTGGTGGCGGTAATGGAAACTACATCCGCTTCTCTCCCCAAGCCAACGCTTGGACAAACAACCAAGGCGAGGAAATCCAACTCGGCAAGGTTGTCTTCGACATTAACACGGTCCAAACCGGCTGGCTGCAACTCGGTGTTGGTGTACGCGATTGGCAGGCCGATGTAAGCCTCGGCAAGAAAGGACCGCAACCCACGCCGGACCATAAAAGGGGATTTATTATTCACTTTTATAACAAACTGCTCGGGCTGTGCGAGTGGTCATCCTCTGGCGTAGGCCCGAACATGGGGCTGGAGAAGCTGTACATGGACTGCGCGGCGCAGCAGGCCGCCAATGCTGGTAAGTTGCCAGTGCTGGAGTACACCGGTAGCAAGCTGGAGAAGATCGGCAAAGGCACAACTCGCATACCGAACTTCAATATCGTGAGTTGGATTGACCGGCCATTGGGTATGTCTGCTGACGCTGAGACCATCATACATATGCCTGTAGAGGTGGCGAGTAAAGCATTGAAAGCCGATGCTGTTGTGGCTGCACTGGCTGCTGCGCCAGTTGCACCACCAGCGCCGGTGAAGACTGCGATGGCCGCAGCAGTGGCTGATGACGAGATGTTCTAACTGATCGGCTTTAAGCACCGCTGGGTAGCACCAGCGGTTTTTTTTCCTCTAAAAAAATACAACATGAAATATCTCTCACTTTGCAGTGGTATTGAGGCGGCAACAGTAGCATGGCATCCCCTTGGATGGGAGGCAGTAGCGTATTCGGAGATTGAGAAGTTCCCATCTCAGGTGCTGGCGCACCATTACCCACAAACGCCAAACCTTGGCGACATGACGAAATTTAAGGAGTGGTCAATTGAATCAAATGTCGATCTTCTTGTCGGAGGAACTCCCTGTCAATCATTCTCAGTCGCAGGACTCAGAAAGGGATTGGATGACCCGCGTGGCAACCTCATGCTTACCTATCTTGCCATTGCTAAACAATATCGCCCCAACTGGTTGGTCTGGGAGAACGTCCCCGGCGTTCTGTCCTCCAATGGAGGACGGGACTTTGGCAGCTTCCTTGGAGGGTTGGCAGAATGCGGGTATGGGTTCGCATACAGGGTGCTTGACGCTCAGTATTTCGGAGTGGCACAGCGCCGCCGCCGTGTGTTCGTTGTCGGATACCTTGGAGATTGGCGACTTGCCGCAGCGGTTCTTTTTGAGCGCCACAGCCTGTCAGGGCATCCTGCGCCGAGCAGAGAAAAGGGGCAAGGTGTTGCCGCCAGCGTTGGAGCAGGCGCTTCAAGCCGTAGCTGGGCCGCCGACATAAGCGGCACATTAGACACAACCTTTGGCACAAAACAAAGTCTTGAGAATCAGCACATCAATGCTGGTTGTCCGATGTTTGTCCCAGCGCAAGCAATTGGGTTTGAAAGTAGTCGTAGAGATGGTGTGCGTTTGTATGACGGCATTTCCAATACTTTGCAAGCCTTTGCTGGCACTGGTGGTGGCAACAGTCCCATGGTTATGCAACCCATCGCATTCAGCGGCCAGGTGTCAAACCCGCAAACAGATGTGGACATGACGCAAACCCTGCAAGCCAAGAATCCGATGGCGGTGGCATGGTCAATGAACTTAATGTCTCCGGGTCGTCAAATTCGTGAGGATCATGGCGTTGGCGCTCTTACGCAAGATGCCCATCGTCCTACACAAGGCAATGAAGCAGTAGTAATTCAGCAAGCAATGGCAGTTCGCAGACTCACCCCTGTTGAATGCGAGAGATTGCAGGGATTTAGCGATAACTACACCGACATCATTAGCAAGGGCAAGCCAACACCTGATGGTCCACGCTACAAAGCATTGGGCAACAGCATGGCAGTGCCAGTCATGGCATGGATTGGGCAACGCATAGAACAAGTAGAGGCAATATGCAAGCAGAACAAATAGCCAAGCAGCTGGGCAACGCAAAAAAAGCAAACGGTCAGTGGGTAGCCAGCTGCCCTGTACCTGGTCACGGTAAGGGTAACGGCGACAAGAATCCAAGTCTCAGCATAGACATCAATGAGCAAGGCGTGCCGCTGTTCCACTGTCACGGTGGGTGCAGTCAGGAGGACGTGTTCCAGACCATCAGGGAACTGCACTTACTTCCCGAACTCATGGAACGGCCAGACCCACTCGCCAACATCAAACCGATACCGCGCAACGTCTTTGAGCAGGAGTGGCAATACCAAGATGAGGACAGGACAACGGTATTTGTCAAGCAGCGGTTCAAGATTGGCGAGACAGGGAAAACGTACAGGCTGTACAAGGTTGACGCTGATGGCCGTAGGCACTCAAGCCTCGCTGATGCGCGCATCGTCCCCTACAACCTACCCGCACTGCTGGACGCGAAGACGGCAGGCAGGAACATATTTTTGGTCGAAGGCGAGAAGGCAGCGGATGCCATCACAAGCATAGGCATGATTGCGACCACGGCGCACGCTGGTGCCGGCAGCTGGCCGGAGGCCATCACCGAGTACTTTGCTGGCGCTCAGGTCATCATCCTGCCGGACAACGACACGCCAGGCTGGCAGTACGCGCATAAGGCGGCAGCCGCCATACTGCCCATCGCTAAGTCGGTCAAGGTAGTTGATCTCGGCCTGCAAGGCCAAGGAGATGATGCCTATGAATTCCTCGCGGAAGGCGGTAGCAAAGACAAGCTGGTGGCGCTGGTCAAGGCAGCGTCAATCATCACTAGTGCGGATCAAGTAACGATGCCCGAAAGGTTGAATCCGATTACAAATGCAGTGCCGGACGCAACACCATCACCGCAGGACATTGCAAAGGAATTTGAGTCAGAGCCACCAGCACCAAAGGAACAAGCCAAGCCGCCAAAGCAGATCAACATCGAGCATTGGGACTCAATACAAGATGAGCCGGTGAGGTGGCTCATAGACAAGATGCTGCCGGTGGGTGCGTTCACGGCGCTCTACGGGCCGCCAGGCTCGTTCAAGTCGTTTATCGCGCTGGACATTGCCGAGGCTATAGCGACAGGTAGGACATGGATGGGCAATGAGGTGACAGAGCCAGGCTCCGTTTTATACATCGCGGGGGAGGGGTTCGGGGGAGTCGGCGCAAGGATCAAGGCGTGTAAGCAGCATCACCAGACAGAGGACGGCGCACCGATCTACGTCATTAGGCACCAGCTCAACCTTAGATCGAGCGTGGAGGACTTCAACGCGCTGATGCTGGCCGTGGAGCATTTGGTCATAGACACCGGCATCGACTTCAAGCTGATCATCATCGACACCTTAGCCAGAGCCTTTGGCGGCGGGGATGAGAACTCAGCCTCAGACATGATGCAGTTTGTGGTCACCTGTGGGCATATTCAGAAGATCGTGCAGGACGCTGCGCTCATGATTTTGCATCACAGCGGCAAGGACTCAGCCAAAGGGATGCGGGGTAGCTCAGCGCTCTTAGGAGCCGTGGACACCGAATTGGAGTTGATCCGCTTTGAGGACTCTATGAAAGGCATCATCAGAACCGCCAAGCAAAAGGACGGTGAGGACGGCACCCGCTACGGCTTTGAGATGGTCAGCGTGGAACTCAAGCCGCCAGCTGGATCACTGCAAATAGGCGATCCTGTAACCAGCTTGGCGGTGCAGGCCAGCGACTTCAATGAGTCAGCAAAGGCAGTCAGAGGCAACAGCGGAAAGGGTAAAAACCAGCGCATGGTCATGACAACTCTAGAGACTGTCGTTAAAAGCAGCGGTGTACTGAAATACATCGAAGGTTCACAACGCACTGTGGTCAGGTTGGAGCAGTGGAGAGAGGAATTGTGGTCAAAAATGGGCTGCGTGGAGGAGGATAAGAACACGTTTAAGACAGCTTGGCACCGCGCAAAGATGCAGTTGTTGGACTCAGGACAGGGCGGTATCAGCGATGGATTCGTTTGGCTGCAATTTAAAACAGAAGACAAAGAAGAGTATTGATGCTGTACATGTATACAGGTTACAGGTTACAAACAGCATACATATGTTACCGATTGAATCCTGCATGGTTACAGTTACAAATCGAGAGTCTATAAGACTCGATGATATGTAACCCATGCACCACTTGAAACCAAGGAAAGATCATGGCAACAAAAGCAAAAAGCAGACAGCATCCATTAGCAACGAGTCCAAGTCCACAAGCAGACCCTTGGACGATTTACGTTCAATCAAAACTGGTGGAGTTGGAGGCTGCCAAAGCAGTCAGCGACAGGAAATGGGGAGAAAATAGACTGATTACTTTAGTAGACAGTGAGCTGAGAGAGAAATTCTGGATTCAGAACGCCAGATTGCAGCAAGCAGTCACGGCAAAGGATCACGCGAAATTCGATTCAAGCCTGGCGGGAATGATCAGGGCGTATGGCGTGCTGGATCAGTGGGCAACAGATCAAGGCATAACGCCAGCCAGCGACAACATCCCGAGGATTGAGTGGCAAATGCAAAACGGCCAGATCATGGTGATTGTCAGAACTGTCAACGAGGCCGTGGCAATACAGCGGGAGCGTCAAGACATCAGCAATCAGAACATCTGGGCTATGGAAGAGATCGAGGCGCTGATGGCCGATGAACGTATGCAGCAAGTCATCAAGATCAAAGCACTATTCCCAACGGCCACAGTAACCAGTTTCAAAACAGCGCCAGACTTCAAGCTCGGAGGGGCAACAGGATTTGATGACTTTGAAAACGACTTGAAATTCGATGACAATGAAGTCATGGAAAAGAAATTCGACACGAAACTAGCAGGGAGAATGAAGAATGCAGCAAATTAAACAATGGGTACTGGATATCGTCCAGCGGATTAAAACGGCTCTAAGGAGGGTCTGAGCGTGGCAGGAAGACCGAAATTCAGAGAGGACATGGCACTGCTTGAGGATTTGCCCGATGACCTGATCGTGTCCATGTTTGAAGCAGGCAAGTCGCAGACTCAGATTTGCTACGAAATGGGCATCGGGCGCAGGGCGCTTGAGCAATGGATCGAGGATACCGATCCCTCTATAATTGCGCGTGCGCGCGCGAAAGCCGCCGATAAACTCGCGGTGGAGACTCTGGACATTGCTGACAGCATGGCCGACAGCAACCCGCAGCGCGATGTCCAGCGCATCCGAACGAGGCAGTGGCTGGCCGAACGATGGGATCAGAAGACTTACGGCTTACAAAAAGCAGCCTCAATCAACATCAACATCCAAGACCTACGCATGGCCGCGCTGCGCCATGTCGAGGTTGTCGATGACTTATCCACAGGCGAGAAGCAGGATTGAGCCGTGATTGATCACATTGCCCTGTGGATAACGCAACTCTGCCTGTTTGTTGAGCAAATACTGGTCAGTTATCCACAATTGACTTAACATAATGGACATCGTGTTAAATGGAATATGTCAGCATTCTGTAAGAAAGCATATAGATCAATGACTTGCATGAATAGTGGATTGTGGATAACTTTCAGCGGTAAAGTAGCCGATGCTGGTGCCGGAGCGTGCCGCTGGCCGCTGGCGGCGGCGACCCCCCCATCGCTGGATTTTGGCGGGGGCAGCTGATGATGCAACCGAACACCTACCGAAATCCGCAACCGACATAACCACATGACCCTACCCCCTACCCCCACTGCGACAAAGAAGCGCGTCCCGAAAAAAAATTCTGATGATTTGGTGACGAATAACCCATTTGTCGAATTCGTCAAACTCTACAAGAATAATCCTGTCCTATTCGTCAGAGAGGTGCTGAACACTGAGCCTGACCCGTGGCAAGTGGAATTCTTGAACCACATTGCGGCGGGCAATAGAAGAATTAGCGTGAGGAGTGGACACGGTGTTGGGAAGAGTACTGGCGCGAGTTGGGCGATGATCTGGTACTTGTTTCTGAGGTTTCCGGTGAAGATTGTGGTGACGGCACCAACGAGCAGCCAGCTTTATGACGCATTGTTTGCGGAGGTTAAGCGGTGGGTGAAGGTGCTGCCGCCGATGCTGCATGACCAGCTGGAGGTGAAGCAGGACCGGATTGAGGTCAAGGATGCCAACGAGGAGGCGTTTATCTCAGCCAGGACTAGTAGGGCCGAGCAGCCCGAGGCGTTGCAGGGGGTTCACAGTGACCATGTGATGCTGGTGGGGGATGAGGCATCTGGTATTCCGGAGAAGGTGTTTGAGGCCGCGTCTGGCTCGATGTCGGGGCATAACGCTGTGACGTTGCTACTGGGAAACCCAGTGAGGAGTAGCGGATTCTTCTTTGACACGCATAACCGGTTGGCGGGGGATTGGGTGACGATGAAGGTGTCCTGCACCGAGTCGCCCCGGGTGAGTGAGGCTTACATTGAGGAGATGAAGTCGCGGTACGGCGAGGAGAGTAACGCTTACCGGATTCGCGTGCTGGGTGAGTTTCCGAGGAGTGATGAGGACACGGTGATACCGATGGAGTTGCTGGACTTGGCGATGAATCGGGACGTAGTGGCATCGCCTTATGCGCCGCTGGTCTGGGGCTTGGATGTTGCAAGGTTCGGCTCTGATCGCTCGGCACTGTGCAAGCGGCGGGGTAACGCGGTGACTGAGCCGATTAAGACATGGAAGAATCTGGACTTGATGCAGCTTACCGGCGCGGTGGTGGCTGAGTTTGAGGCGTTGCCGCCAAGCGACAGGCCGGAGGAGATACTGGTTGACAGTATTGGACTTGGCGCTGGCGTGGTGGATCGGCTCAAAGAGTTGGGTTTACCGGCGCGCGGGATTAATGTCAGCGAGAGTCCGGCCATGGGCGGGACTTACAGGAATCTGAAGGCCGAGCTTTGGTACAAGGCCAAGGCGTGGCTGGAGCAGCGGGACTGTCGGCTGCCAAAGGATGAGTTGCTGGTGGCTGAGTTGGCGACTGTGCGTTATATGTTTACGAGCAATGGGAAGATTCAGATCGAGAGTAAGGATGAGATCAAGAAGCGGGGTTTAGCCTCACCTGACAAGGCTGATGCGTTTTGTTTGACGTTTGCGAGTGACGCTGTAATCGGCATGATGGGGTCTAAGGCCAGCACCAAGTGGGGACAGCCGTTGAAAAGAAACCTGTCAAGGGTTGCATAATTGACGTAATTGTTTAAAGGGGAAAATTATGAAGATGACAAAGGCGGCGAAGAAAGTTGGCAAGGTGATGGGCGAGTACAAGGCTGGCACATTGCACTCTGGCAAGGGCGGCAAAGTAGTCAAGAGTCCTAAGCAGGCCGTGGCTATTGCGATGTCCGAAGCCAAGATGCCTATGCGCGGTGCGCGTACAGCGAAGAACATGAAGACCAAGGGGATGCGTTAATGGCTACGCTCAAGCGCACCATGGATCAGGCCATGGATCAAGACGAAGGCTACGAGGGCGGCGGCGAAGAGAGTTGCCCGATGGCAACGCAAGACATCACGCTGAATTTGAAGAATCGCGCTAAGGCAATTGATTCTGCGAACTACGGACCGGAGAATCCGAAGCTGCCTAATAAGCAGTATTGGATGGAGATGGCGGCTGAGTGGGAGGTGTCCGAGGAGGATGCCAAGATGAGCCGCTGCGGTAACTGCGCGGCGTTTAACCAGGATGACTCTATGCTTGAGTGCATTGCTAACGGTATTGGCGATGAGGGCGACCCATGGGCGGTGATTGATGCTGGTGACTTGGGTTACTGCGAGATATTCGACTTCAAGTGCGCGTCCAGCCGTACTTGCTCGGCTTGGGTGGTGGATGACGAGGGCGAGGATGAAATGCCTGAGTCACTGTTAACGATCAAGATTGGAGTCAAGAATGGCGACTAAACCTGGTTTGTACGCCAACATCAACGCGAAGCAAAAACGCATCGCCGAAGGCAGCGGCGAGAAGATGAACAAGGTTGGCTCCAAGGCAGCGCCGTCTGCGGCTGACTTCAAACTGGCAGCCAAGACCGCGAAGAAGAAGCCGAAATCAAAGGGTTAATCATGGACCAAGGACTACTTGATTTTTTTACAAGCCAAGGCGACAAAACCGCCAAGCAACGCGAAATGATGCAGCGGCAGATGGAGGCGCAGCAATTGATGCAGCAGGCATATGGCAATCAATCAATGCCTATAGATGTCAATGCGCAAATTGAATCTGTCCCTGGCTTATCTGGATTTGCTGGTGGTGGAAGAATTGGAACGAGAATGCAGTTAACGCCTGAACAGGCTTTGATTCTTGGAATGTCTGGCGGTGGTTCATACTTACCAAGCATTCCAGGCGGTAAGCAATTCAACGTGAATTCACTTGATGCAATGTTGCCAACATCACAAGGTAATTTTGGTGTCCAGTTAAACCGGCGCGAGGCAAATAATCCATCAAATCCATACTTAATGTTGAACTACAACCGGCAGTTTTAAGTGATCTCCCCGATATGCATCTCGACAGTACACGGCAAAGGTTTGCGGGTGATGCTCACCAGCATCGCCGAGTACTGTCCCGAAGTGCCTGTCTATTTGCGCGGTCCAGAGTCCATTATTGGCGGCTTTGACGCTGACCTGAAGGTCTTTGGTGCAGCGCACAATTTCGGTGATGATTACAACGACATCATTGACCGTGCCTTTGCTGATGGGTTTGAGTCAGTGATCTGCGCCAATGATGATATTGTGCTGACACCAATGAGTTACCAGCTGCTGACGGAGGATGTAGCGCAGCTGAAAGAGGAAACCGGTGAGCCTGTGGGCTGGGTTTCAGCGCGGTGCGATGCGGCTAGAGCAGTGCAGAATATTCGCAGTAATCCATTTAATCAGGAACTGCATTACTTTAAGTACCCATATGAGTACGCAATTGTTCCGATGGAGGTGCTGTCTCCGATATTTGGCTGGATTGGGCGTGATGCTTGGGACTGCTTTAAGTTTCCACCGCTGAACTGGTACTCCGATGACGTTCACTGCGAGGATTTGCGCGCAGCTGGCTTTCACCACTACTTGAGCCGGTCTTATGTGCATCACATTGGCAGCCAGACTGTGGGCATGAACGGTGACGCACTGACCAAGGCGGCCATACCGTGGTTGCTACAGAACAGGCCGCACTATGCCGAAGCGTGGTTCAAGTGAGTCATCAATCCCAACTTGACTTTGTCGGTGGCGTGAAAGCGTATTTCCCTGAGTTTTTTTTGGGTGGGCGAGTTTTGGAAGTTGGCTCACTGAATATTAACGGCAGCGTGCGTGACTTCTTTGTCAATTCTGAGGAGTATGTAGGCTGCGACTTGGGCGAGGGTAAGGGCGTTGACATTGTTTGTGCAGGGCATGAGTTGCCATATGCTGACGGTTATTTTGATGTTGCGATATCGTGCGAGTGCTTTGAGCATGACCGACACTGGCGCAAGACATTCTCCAAGATGGTTGACTTGGTCAAGGTTGGCGGTTTGGTTATATTTTCCTGCGCGACTACGGGCAGGCAGGAGCATGGGACAACGAGAACGTCACCGGCTGATGCACCTTTCACAAATGACTATTACATGAATCTAGAGGCCGGACACTTTGGTTTGTTGGTCAAGAGGTTTTCACAGCATGAATTTAGCGAAAATCAGTCTCCTAGAGATTTATATTTTTGGGGTATTAAATGAAGACACCAGCGTGGCAGCGTAAAGAGGGAAAGAGTCCGAGTGGCGGCTTAAATGCCAAGGGACGCGCCAGCGCAAAGGCCGAGGGTATGAATCTGAAAGCGCCGGTGAAGTCTGGTGACAACCCGCGCAGAGCGTCATTCCTTGCGAGAATGGGCAATATGCCTGGCCCGATGGAAAAGAACGGCGAGCCAACCCGATTAGCGTTGTCCCTCAAGGCGTGGGGGGCTGACTCAAAAGAACAGGCGAAGGCCAAGGCCAAGGCCATATCCCGAAGGAACAAGAAATGATCAACGATATGAACATCAGCACCGACATTGCCGCCGTCAACCCGATGGATGACACCGAGTTGCAGGGCATTGTGGCCGGTGAGTTGGAAGATGCCGTCAGCTACATCGATGCCGATGTATCGCCTATCCGCGCCAAGGGAACAGAGTACTACCGTGGCGATCCCTTTGGTAATGAGGAAGATGGCCGCAGCCAAGTGGTGGCAATGGAGGTGCGCGACACGGTGAGCGCCATGCTGCCAAGCCTGATGCGCGTTTTCTTCAGCACCGAGAATGTTGTGGAGTATGTGCCTCGCGGGCCGGAAGATGTCGCAGGCGCGCAGCAGGCGACCGACTACGCCAACTACATATTCAGCAACGACAACAACGGTTTCATGACCACCTACGCGCTGTTCAAGGACTCGCTGGTGCGTAAGTGTGGTATTGCAAAGTACTATTGGGATGAGGTTCAAGAGGTCAAGATTGATGATTATTCTGGCCTCGATGACCAGACCGTGCAGCTGCTGATGTCCGAGGGTTCCGAGGTCAAGATTGTGGTCAGCTACCCTGATCCATCAGTGCCGATGGACATGATGCAGCCGCAGATTGATCCGATGACCGGCCAAATGATGCAGATGCCGCAACCGATGCTGCATGACGTGCAGATCAAGCGCACGACAAAGGATGGCCGTATCCGCATCATGGCTGTGCCGCCCGAAGAATTGATACTTGATCGCAGAGCCAGATCGTTTGAGGATGCAGGCATCATCGCCCACAGACAGATGGCGACCGTGGACGATCTGCTTCAGATGGGCTACGAGCTGGATGAGATTGAAGAGAATATATCCAGCACCGATCTAGACAGCAATGATGAGTACTTGGCGCGCCAGCCGCTGTCCACCACCATGGGTTCCGGCGACAGTTTGAATCCTGGTCAACGCCGCGTTTTGTACGTTGAGTCCTATATCCGCGTGGACTTTGACGGTGACGGCATCGCCGAGTTGCGTAAGGTCTGCTGCATGGGTTCGGGCTACACCGTGGTGCGGAACTTGCCAGCCAGCTATATTCCCTTTGTTGATTTCCCATGTGATCCAGAGCCACATACCTCACCGCTTGAGGCCATGTCGGTGTTTGATTTGACGCACGACATTCAGGAAATCAAGTCCGAAGTGTTACGAAATACCTTGGACTCGCTGGCGCAGTCAATCCATCCGCGCACCGCCGTGGTGGAAGGTCAGGTCAACATTGATGACGTATTGAACAACGAAACTGGTGCCATTATCCGGATGCGTGCGCCTGGCATGGTGCAGCCGTTCTCTACCCCATTTGTCGGCCAGGCCGCATTCCCCATGCTGGACTACATGGATCAGATGCGCGAAGACCGCACCGGCATGAGCAAGGCCGCGATGGGATTGGACGCTGACGCATTGCAGTCAAGCACCAAGGCAGCTGTGGCGGCCACCATCAGCGCCAGCCAAGGCCGTATTGAGTTGCAGGCACGCATACTGGCCGAGGGCATGAAGAAACTGTTTAAGGGCATCTTGTACCTAATGACCACACATCAAGACAAGCCGCGCATGGTGCGCTTGCGTAATGAGTGGGTGGAGATTGACCCGCGAGTCTGGAATTCCAGCATGGACGTGACGGTCAATATCGGCCTGGGCAATGGCGACACCAATGAGCGCATCCAAGCACTGACCATGATTGCCGGCAAGCAAGAGCAGATCATGCAGCAGTTTGGTCTGAGCAATCCGGTGGTGACACCGGCCATGTACATCCGCAGTCTCCAAAAGATTATTGAGTTGTCCGGCTTTAAGGATGCGTCCAGCTACATTCAGACGCTGCCAGCAGACTACCAGATGCCGCAGGCCGATGCGCCAAAGCCAACGCCAGAGGAGGTGCTGGCTCAGGTACAGGCTCAGTCAATCCAAGCCGACATCCAGAAGAAGGCTGCTGAGTTGGAGTTGAAGCGCGAGCAGATGATCCGCGATGACGATTACCGTAGAGATCAAATGGCGCAGGACTTAATGCTCAAGAAGTACGAATTAGAGTTAAAGTACCAGACACAAATTAGCACTGCCGAAATCGAAGCGCGGCAGTCTATGGATCGGGAGGCTATGGCGCAAGAGTCTGCAATCATCCAACAGGCTGTGCAGACAGCGGCGAATGTGCCTCCACCCATCAACCTTAATGGAATGGTTTAAATGAACGAAGAACAAGTGCGAAAAGGCCGGAAGTCCGAGCAGTTCATGCAGGACGAGGTATTTGCAGCGGCCATGGAGAAGATGCGTGGCGATTTGCTTTGGGAGTTTGAGAGCAGCAAGCCGGAAGAGGCTAACAAGCGTGAGATTTGCTGGGCGCAGTTGCGTGCCATTGAGAATTTCAAGAACGAACTTACCAAAATGATCGACAACGGCAAGGTGGCGCAGCGCGCCATTGAGCGAGCGCAAAAAAATCTTGTTTAATTAAGGAAATAAACTAATGCAAACAGTAGCACCAACGCCAGCGGCGAGTGTTGTACAAGGTCCGATGAACATGGCCGAAGCGGCCAATGCACTTGCTGGGATGCTCCCCGATGAGGGACAAGAGGAGAACAGCGAGGCGCAGTTGCCCGATGAGGGCGCGGCGGGAGTTGATGAGTTGCTGGATGATGCAGACGCATCTAGCGATGAAACTGATCCCGAACAATCCGAAGAAGATGGGAATTCTGAAGAGGAAGAACAGCCACAAGTCTTCACCGTCAAGGTTGACGGTAAAGAAGTCGAGGTGTCGCTGGAGGAACTCCAAAAAGGATATTCAAGGACTCAGGATTACACGCGAAAAACGCAGCAAATTGCCGAAGTGCGAAAGCACGCAGAGGCAGAGTTGCAGGCGGTTCGCGCCGAGCGCGAGCAATACGCTCATTTGTTAGGAGCTTTAGAGGCTCAGGTTCAGCAGGCAACGCAGCCGAACATTGATTGGGAACGTCTTTACCAAGAAGACCCCATCGAATGGGTACGGCAGCGCGAGTTGATGCGAGAAAACCAAGAGAAGAGTGCGGCTATTCAAAGCGAAAAGCAGCGCCTGTCTCAGTTGTCGCAACAGGAACAGATGCAGCAGCACCAGATGGTGTTGCAGCATGAGCAAGAGGCTTTGGTGGCGGCTATTCCCGAGTGGAAAGACTCCAAGAAGGCTGCGGCTGAAAAAGCCATGCTCGTTCAATTCGGCCAGAAGGCTGGATTCTCACCTGATGAATTGAAGAATGTGCTCGATCACAGGGCGGTTGTACTGCTGCGAAAAGCGGCGCTGTATGACCAGATGGTGTCCAAGCGTGGACAGATCAAGCCGGTGACGAACAATGGGCCAAGACCCGCAAAGCCTGGTGCAGCGGGAAGAGTTTCTAACAATACTGAGGCATTGCGAGCACAACAGCGTCTTGCGAAAACTGGCCGTGTTGATGACGCGGCTGATGCAATCTACAAACTCTTGAAATAAGGAATTCACCATGTCTATCGTAAGTAACACGTTCACCACCTACTCTGCAAAGGGTATTCGTGAAGACTTGAGCAATGTCATCACCAACATCGCTCCCGAAGAAACACCGTACCAATCCAACATTGGCCGCGAAACCGTCAGCAATACTTTGTTTGAGTGGCAGACCGACACATTGGCAGATGCAGCCGCCAATGCTCAGTTGGAAGGTGATGACGTTGGCACATTCGATGCAGTCGTTGCGACTGTTCGTTTGACCAACTACGCTCAGATCGCACGCAAAACCATTGTCTTGTCAAACACTGAAGAAGTGGTTAACAAGGCTGGCCGCCGTTCTGAACTGGCATACCAGATCGCCAAGCGCGGCTCTGAACTCAAGCGCGACCAAGAATTCACATTCTTGAATGGTGCTGTGGCTGCTGCTGGTAACACTACTACTGCTCGCGCTACTGCCTCTTTGGGCGCGTTTGTTAAGACAAACACCGACAAGCAAACCAACGGCGCTGACCCAAGCTACAGCACATTGCCAAACAATGCGCGTAGTGACGGCAACGTGCGTACTTTCACTGAAACCATTCTGAAGAATGTGATTCAAAAAGTATGGTCTGCTGGCGGTACACCAAAAATCCTGATGGTTGGTCCTGTCAACAAGCAGAAAGTGTCCGCTTTCTCTGGCATTGCATCTTCACGTTTCAACATCAACGGTGGCGAAAAGCCTGCCGTGTTGATCGGTGCAGTTGACATCTACGTCAGCGACTTTGGCAACGTGGCCGTTATCGCTAACCGCTTCCAGCGCGAGCGTGATGGTTGGGTCATCGATCCTGAGTACGCAAAGATGACTGTCTTGCGTCCTTACCAGCAAATCGAATTGGCGAAAACTGGTGACGCTGAGAAGCGTATGTTGTTGATCGAATTCGGCCATAAAGTTACGGCTGAAAACGCTCACGGCCTGTGCGCTGACTTGTCAACTTCTTAATCAACTAAGAGGAAAAAGGGGAGGAGAAATCCTCCCCTACTTACATGGAAAAACGATTTTTTGATGCAAGCCCCGAGAAGGGGATCACCCGCACCTGGCACTATAACGATGACACTGATGAGGCAACGATTCAGACAACGCAGGACTTGACTGCTGTCATCGAGGCCAACAAGCGCGACTTTGCTGCTACTGATAACAGGGCGAACTGGAAGAGCGAATGGCATCACATTGCGAGCATTCCTGAAACGATCTACTTTCAGCTGAAGGCCGAGGGTAAGTTGGATGATCCGGTTTACATGAAAAAATGGTTGAACGATCCCGATAACAGGTTTTTTAGAGTGAGGCCAGGACAGGTATGAAATACATTGCAGTCTGCACGCCAGCGCGGGATCAAGTACACACCAACTACACCTACTGCATGGTCAATATGGTGGCGTACCACACGCTGAACACGACTGATGCCGTCAGCCTCAAGATATTGCAAGGTACGCTCATCCAGAATCAGCGTGCTGACCTGTGCCTTGACGCGATGCGCGAGGGTTGCAGCCACATACTGTTCATCGACTCCGACATGACATTCCCGCAGGACATGATCCAGCGATTGATGGCGCATGACGTGGATATCGTGGCGACCAACTGCGCCAGACGCAGGATGCCCACAGGTCCAACGGCGCAGAACTATGATGAGAATGGAAAGCGCAAGCCGGTCTACACCATGCCTGAATCCACCGGCTTAGAAGAGATCGGCTCAGTTGGTACTGGCGTGATGCTGATCAAGCGCGAAGTGTTTCAAGGAATGTCTGAGCCATGGTTCGATATGCCCTGGCAGTACGACACTCGCGGCTACATGGGCGAGGATGTCTTCTTTTGCAAGAAGGCTCAGGAATTAGGTTTCAAGGTGTATATTGACCATGATGTCTCGAAAGAAATCGGACACATTGGCACATTTGAATTCCGGCATGAACACACTTGGGTTATGCGGGAACAGCTTGAAAAAGAGGCCGTCTAATGGCATTGACCACCTACACCGAACTCAAAGCATCACTGGCTGATTGGCTCAACCGGACTGATTTGACTTCGGCTATTGCTGACTTCATCAGTCTGGCCGAGGCGCAGATGGAGCGCCAACTACGCACCAGACAGATGATCGTGCGTGCCAACGCAACATTTGCAGCTGCCGCCGAGTACGGCACGGTGCCTGATGACTTCTTGGAAACCAAGTCCATCAAGCTAGATACCAATCCGGTGACATCATTGTCATTCCAGACAATTGAGGCAATGGATCAGCTGTCGAATACCACCTACCTGTCCAGCGGTAAACCGCTGTATTTCACGGTGGTGGGCAATCAATTCCGGCTGCTGCCGATACCTGATGGCGAGTACACCGCTGAGTTGGTCTACTACGCCAAGTTGACCAAGTTGTCATCGACTGTTGCAACCAACTTTCTGCTGACTCAGGCACCGGACGTTTACCTGTACGGCTCGCTATTACAAGCTGCGCCTTACTTGCAGGATGATGCGAGAATCTCTGTATGGTCATCGTTATATGCTGCTGGCTTAGAGCAGTTGCAAGTTGCTGATGACCGTGGATCAACCAGTGGCGGCGCTCTGTTGGCGCGTGCAAGGACATTCGGATGATAGTCACCACCACCAAAGGCGAGATGGACGATTCATTGCTGGAGAAGCGTGAAGGCTCATTGGACAACGACACCGAGACAACAAGCTGGGTAGAGTACTGGCTAGATGGTGAAATGGTTCACCGATCTGTCCACATGGCGCTCAAGCGCAGTGTGTTTGCTGATGGCGTTACCCAACAAATTTAAGGAGAATTATCATCGCTAATACTCAAGCTATGTGTACCAGTTTCAAGGGTGAGCTGCTTGTCGGCCATCATAATTTCGGCACTGGCGTTATTCGCGCATCTACTGCCGCCGACACGTTTAAGGCTGCCTTGTACTTGGCCTCTGCCACTGTTAGCGCGGCTACAACGGCCTACAGCGCCACCAACGAGGTGTCCGGCACTGGCTACACCGCAGGCGGCGTGACGGTAACCTTTGGCACCGCGCCAAGCACCAGCGGCACTACAGCCTTTGTGACCCCTAGCGCCAGCATCACTTACTCTGCTGTGACCCTTTCTACGGCCTTTGACGCGGTCTTGATCTATAACTCGACTCAGTCAAACAAGGCGGTTAGCGTGCATACCTTTGGCAGCCAGACCGTCACCGCAGGCACGTTCACCTTGACGATGCCTGTCAATGACGCAAGCACCGGCCTGATCCGGTTGGCTTAACCGAGGAGCAGCGGCATGGCTGCATATGGCTCCGGTTATTACGGTAAGGGTGTTTACGGCATAGGCAATGTCGTCATCAGCGGTAACCAGGCTACTGGTGCCATTGGTACGCTGCTCACCAATATATCCATTCAAGAAGATGGAACGATAGCCACAGGCAATGTAGGCACAGTCGGATTAAACGTATCTGTTGCCATCACCGGCAATGCAGCCACTGGCGCTGTCAACTCAGTATTGGTTTCGCCAATCATCACTGGCAATGCTGCAACCGGTGCTGTCGGCACTATGAGCGCAGAGGTTATATCGTTCCAAGCAATTACTGGAGTTGATGGATTTGAGGGTGTTGGTACTGTTACAACTGTCATAGAGGTTGCGATAACTGGCGTTGAGTCTATTGGCTCTGTTGGAACAATAATTGGTTATGGCTGGGGCGCAGTTCCTGTCAGCATTGAGACATGGACACCAGTTTCTGACACGTCAGAATCTTGGACAGATTTAGCAGACAATTCAGTAACTTGGCAAGAAGCCGCCTAAAGGGGATTTAAGAATGGCAGATACCACCACAACAAACCTATTGCTGACAAAGCCAGAAGTAGGAGCCTCAACAGATACTTGGGGAACAAAGGTAAACACCGACCTAGATTTGGTCGATGCATTATTTGCCGCCGCCGGTACAGGTACTTCAGTTGGCTTAAATGTTGGCGCTGGTAAGACATTGACGGTTGCTGGCACATTGAATGTCACAGCCACTGACTTTATTAAGGTTGCGTCAGGCACTACGGCGCAGCGACCAGGCTCACCAGCCACTGCTCAATTTCGTTTCAACACCTCACTGACAAAATTTGAAGGCTACAACGGTACTGCTTGGGCATCTGTTGGCGGTGGTGCAACTGGTGCAGGATCAGACACTGTTTTCTATGAAAACACAAAAGTGGTTACTGGTAACTACAGCATCACAGCATCAAACAACGCGCACTCTGTTGGGCCTATCACCATCAACAGCGGCATCACTGTCACTGTCCCCTCCGGCGCTCGCTGGGTTGTTCTGTAAAGGAAATATATGTCATCAGTCGTTATTTCGGGAGACACCAGCGGGGCGGTAACACTTGCTGCCCCTGCTGTTGCGGGTACAAACACGCTGACTTTGCTTGCAGCCACTGCGACTAGTTCTGTCAATATCTTGGGTACTGCTGTTGCGTCTACATCAGGCGTTTCAATTGACTTCACAAGTCTGCCAAGTTGGATTAAGCGCATTACAGTGATGTTTACCAGTGTAAGTACAAATGGCGTTTCGCCTTTGATTATTCAATATGGTGTAGGTGGCGTACCAGAAACGAGTGGGTATCTTGGCGGGTCAAATAATAGAGGAGGCGAAACAGCAGCTGCAAATGGATTTCTTTTAAACAGAGTTTCTATTGCCACTAATAAAGTAACAATTCTTGCGACTATTTGTTCCTTTGGCTCTAATATTTGGGTTGGTTCAAGTATATTGGCAGAGCAAGCAAATGATACTGGCACTTTTTCAGCTTGCGAAAAAACTTTAGCTGGCACATTAAATATGATTCGCATCACTACTGTCGGGGGTGTAAATACCTTTGACTTTGGTAATATAAATATCATGTACGAAGGATAATCATGTCAATACTTGTTTTAACTTCTGACACGCTATCAAGTCCTGCCGCCGCAGGGCAGATTGAATATACAAGCCCCATCTTTGCGGCTACACCTATCGGCACACAGCGAGGCATTGTTCCGACTCAGCAGTATTACAGGCTTGATTCTGCTGTTGTAGGGTCTAACGTAGCCACAGCACAAAGCATATTTAATGTTGGCTGTACGTTGTCTGCAAGCACTGTGTATGAGTTTGAAATTTTTGCTATTTTTAGCAAATCAGCGGGAACTACATCGCATAGTTTTCAACTTGGATTTGGTGGTACTGCAACAATAAATAACATTGGATATACTGGTCTTGTGGTGGCTAACGGTGGAACAATACCCGGACAAAATACAACAACTTCGTTTGGTTTTGTTTCAAATACAACAACAGCAACAACATCTATTAATGCTTTAACTTCTGCCGCTACGTTTAACTCACATGTAATTAAAGGCACAGTATCAATAAATGCTGGCGGCACATTCATTCCTCAGTACACGCTATCAGCCGCACCTGGTGGGGCTTACTCAACAGCCGCTGGCAGCTACATCCGAATCAATCCGCTTTCCGCATCTGGCGCAGCGACTAACGTGGGGACATGGGCATGACAACAATTATTGATGGTTCAGCGGGTATCACTTACCCAGTAGTCGCAGGGTCATCGTCTGCGGTGCAAGCGTCTGCGGGTAAAGTGTTGCAAGTTGTAACCGCAAACAAAACCGATACGTTTTCAACTGCAAGCACTAGTTTTACTGACATTACTAGTTTATCTGTTTCCATTACACCATCATCTGCATCTAACAAGATTTTGATTATGGCGTATATATCTGCTCAAGGAACTCCGGCTGCAACTGTAACCCATCATAGACTTGTTAGAGGGTCTACTGCTATTGCAGTTGGCGACGCTGCTAGTTCTAGAACACAAGCAAGTGCAGGTTTATATTCTAGTGTTAGTGATGTTACGCAACAAGCAACAATTGTTTTTTTAGACAGCCCAGCCACAACTTCATCTACAACATATAAATGTCAAATGCGAGTAAATACCAGTACAGGTTATGTAAATAGAACATCAAGCGATACAGATAACACTAATAACGCTCGAACAATATCAACAATCACAGTCATGGAGATAGCAGCATGAATCACGATGCAATATATGCTCTTTATCCTCAAACCGTCACAGTTGATGACGGTGATGGCGCAAGAGATGCCCAAGGCAATCAAGTCGAGATTGACATGGATGCTGTCAATGCTTGGGTTGACCCTGACGCATATAAATCCAAACGTGCGGCTGAATATCCTCCAATGACTGACTACCTTGATGGTGTAGTCAAAGGCGACCAAGCGCAGATTGATGCGTACATTGCCGCTTGTCTTGCGGTAAAGGCTAAGTATCCAAAGGCATGACATGACACACAGAATCGTAGTAAACGTAGAAACAGGCGTAGTCACTCAAGTTGAGTACACCGCTGAAGAACAAGCAGTGCATGATGCGGCAGTAGCTGCACAAGCACTTGCAGAAGTCGTAGTAGTAACACCAACTGAGCCAGTAGCATGAGTTTAGAGACAGACTTCTACGCGCACCAAGCATCTTGCGATGAACGTTACAAGAATATCGAAGAGAAACTAGAGGCTGGAAAGCAGCGCATGACGCGCATAGAGTATCTGCTCTACGTCGTGATCGGCGCAGTGTTGCTCGGCCCTGGCTTTGCTGCTCAAATGTTTACGAAGCTGCTGGGAATGTAAAGCAATGTGGACCCCATATCCTTGTGCTTATTGGCCGCTGGTATCTGTAAGCAGATTCAGGCAGGGTGCGATTTGTACCGTGAGTGCAAAACTCAGTTTGTTGAAATAAAGAAAACAGGTGAAGAGGCTATTGCAATTGGCAAAGAGGCATATGGGTTTTGGAAGCAGTTATTGCAATTCTTTGGTGGCAAGCCAAAGCCGCAACAGCAACAAGCAAGCCAGGTAGCAGCGAAGAAGAAGAGAGAGAAGTTTGTTGAGGTAGACGAAGAGGAAATACTGAATGACGTTGTAGATCAGCTCATTCAGTTTTTCCATCTTCAGCAGCAGCTGGCTGACCATATCCGCGAAAGTGAGGAGAAGTCCAGAACAGTCTACGATCCTAACGCTAACCTGTTTGAAGCGGCCATCAAGCGCGTGAGGGCGGCTGACCAGATGCAAGTCATGGTCAATGACATAAGGATGGCGATGACCTGGAACGCCCCTAAAGAACTAGGTGCGCTGTACTCCAAGGTCATGGAGATGCGTGAGATTGTTGGTGCAGAGCAGGAGGCCGCAAGGCTGGCGCAGGAGTCCAAGGCTAAGAGGATGCTATGGCAACGTCAGCAAAGAGAGGCAAGTCAACGGTTAAAACTGGGAGTAAGCGTCCTGACCCTTATTCTTATCCTATACCTGTGGAGCCTGCTTTTCGTCCTGACGAAACAGAGGATCACATGATGGGAGCAGTAGGCTGGATCGTTTCGGTGGTTCTCGTTGCCTTGATGCTGCCACTATTGGCATTTATGCTGCTGGACACCTTAGAGCAAAAACAAGAGGTGAGACAGCAGCTGGAAAAAATGGAAAAATTACGCCGTGAGATTGAGCAAAAGGAAAGGAAAAACAAATGACTAAGCAGCTTGAAAAGAATTCGACTTACAACCAATTTGATTCAGACGGTGACGGCGTTGTCACTGACTCTGAACTGGCTCGGTCTGAGCGAATTTTAATGATCGACAATTTGGACAAAATGCAAGATCAGCAGCGCGTTATGGCGTGGGCTGCTTTGGTTGCGCCTCCTTTCATCATTGCGTACATGGCATCCGAACTTGTGACGCTGGAGAAGGTCAACGCTTTGAACGGTCTGGCGACTACCTACTGCGCCGCCATGGGTACGATTGTGGTGGCTTTTATGGCGGCACAGGCGTATATCCGAGGCAAGGCTGAAGGATGAGTATCTTCAACCCTTGGGTGATCCTCGGCTTTGTATTGGCGATGTTATCTGCCGCTGCCGGTGGATACTCCAAGGGCAAGCATGATGAGAATGTGCGCCAGCAAGTTGAGATTGCCGCATTGAACGCCAAGGCCAGGGAGACTGAGAAGGCTATGGCAGCGATGGCGCAGAGTTACGGTGACACATTACGAAAGGCGAATAATGTTGCAAAGGTTAAAGAGACAAAGCTGCGTGCTGATATTGCTAGTGGTGAACGCAAGCTGTTCATTCCTGTCAAAGCCGCCGAGTGCGCCGTATCAGCCGCCACAGATACCGCCACTGCCGGTGGATATCACAGCGGAACAGCATCAGCCGAACTTGACCGAAAGACTGCTGATGATCTTGTCGCCATCGCCGCCGAAGGAGATGCCGCCATCCGAAAACTCAACGCCTGCATTGAAACCTACGAAACCATGAGGACTGCAAAATGAACTTATCCAAGAACTTCACCTTGAATGAACTAACCAAGTCTGAGACTGCTATACGCATGGACATTGACAATACGCCAAATCAAGAACAAATAGAGTCATTGCGTTTGCTTTGCGAGAACATCCTACAGCCAGTGCGTGATCACTTTGGCAAGCCAGTGAAGATTTCATCTGGGTTCAGATGTAGTGCTTTGAACCAGGCGGCGGGTGGATCGGCCACTTCAGACCATTGCAAGGGTCAAGCCTGCGATTTTGAGATTGATGGCGTACCAAATCCTGAGTTGGCAGCGTGGATTGAAAGTAATCTCAAGTACACGCAATTGATCTTGGAATTTTATATCCCAGGCGGTGATCCAAATGCGGGGTGGGTGCATTGCTCATATTCACCATCAAACCTTAAGGCACAGTCACTCACCGCCACCAAGGTTGCCGGTAAGACTACCTACTTGAACGGCTTGGTGGCTTAATCCATGGCAACAAACCTCTATCAGCAGATCACGACACCAGCGCCACCGAACATTGGCTCGCCTGGTGCGTCATACGATGAGAGGTTTCAGTCTCAGTCATTCGGTGCGCTTAATCGGTACTTCAGCAGCCTGACGGCGCTGTTTGCTGCGCTATTCGGGCCGCGTGGTGGCAAGTGGATCAACAGCCCCTATGGCGCGTTTCAGGATGGCACAGATCAGGTTGCGGCCAACACCACAACGGCCTATGCCGTCACATTTGACACCACTGACCTTAGTAATGGCGTGACCTTGTCTAACTCGTCAAGGCTAAATGTAGCGCAGGCTGGCATCTATAACATTCAATTCAGCATTCAGCTGACCAATAGCACCAATGCACCTCAAGATGTGGATGTGTGGTTTCGCAAGAACGGAACAAACATTGACAAGTCAAACAGCAGATTTGGCTTCGCGGCAAGGAAATCCCCTGGCGACCCATTCCACATTGTTGCCACACTGAACTTCTTTGTAAGTCTGGCGGCCAATGACTATGTGGAGATCATGTGGCGGCCAACAGATGTTGGCGTGCAGATTGAACACTACGCGGCCAGCAGTTCACCGACTAGGCCAGTAGTGCCGTCAGTGATCGCCACTCTCACATTCGTGTCAAATCTGTCAACAGAAACCGCATAATCAAGCCATGGCACTCATACCCTTAAAAATTCCACCAGGCGTATACCGCAACGGCACTGAGTATCAGTCTATGGGGCGCTGGTTTGACGCAAACCTTGTGCGCTGGTACGAAAACACCTTACGTCCTATTGGCGGCTGGCGCAAGAAGTCAGAGACAGCAATGACCGGATCATGCCGTGGAATTTTGACTTGGAGATCAAATTCTGGTGGCCGATACATTGCCATGGGTACGCATTCCAAGCTGTACATCATGGATGAAAACGCGGTACTGAAAGACATTACACCTACCGGATTCACCGCAGGACGCGCCAGTGCCGTCAGCGGTACAGGCTATGGATACAACACTTATGGATCGTTTGCCTATGGCGTTGCACGTCCTGATACCGGTGCAATTGCGCCAGCCACTACTTGGAGTCTGGATACATGGGGTGAGTATCTGGTGGCCTGCTCAGATACTGACGGCAAGCTGTATGAGTGGCAGCTGGGATTCACAACGCCTACGCTGGCCGCTGTGATTACCAACGCCCCAACTGGATGCGCTGCCCTGCTCTCTACTGCCGAGCGATTCCTGTTTGCGCTTGGTGCCTCCAGCAATGGCCGCTTGGTGAAGTGGTCAGATCAGGAAGACAACACAACCTGGACAGCATCAGCTCTTAATCAGGCCGGTGACTTTGAGATTAACAGCAGTGGCTCACTGAAGTGTGGAAAGCGCGTCAGGGGCATCAATTTGCTGTTTACTGATGTCGATGTCCACACGGCGACTTATGTCGGCCTACCCTATGTCTATGCCTTTGAGCGTGCCGGATCAGGCTGTGGCGTGATATCAAGTCAGGCTGTGGCCGCCATTGATTCTGCCGCTATGTGGATGAGTCAATCAGGATTTTGGACATTTGATGGTTACGTCAAGCCTATGCCTTGCGATGTCTCTGACTACGTTTTCCAGAATCTGAACTACAACCAGGCCAGCAAGGTTTACGCTGTCCATAACAGCAAGTATGGTGAGGTCTGGTGGTTCTACCCATCCAGCGCCAGCAATGAGAATGACAGCTATGTAGTTTTCAACTATCGTGAATCTACATGGAATATTGGCGTGATGGGACGCACGGCTGGAACTGACCGAGGCGTGTTCACCAATCCAACTATGGTGGACGCATCAGGCTATATCTACGAGCATGAAGTTGGCTATGCCTATGACGGTGGCATTGTCTACGCTGAGTCTGGCCCATTTGAGATTGGCAACGGTGACAACATCATGTCTGTGCGCCAAGTTATTCCAGATGAGCAAACGCTTGGCGAGGTGCAGATTTCGTTCAAGACGCGCTTTTATCCGATGGACACTGAGTACACCCATGGGCCGTACTCGGCAGCAATTCCGACTGATGTCCGGTTCTCTGGCCGTCAGGTGAAGATCATATATACCGGTGCCGTGCTGCAAGATTGGCGGGTTGGTGTCAACCGGATTGATGCGGTGGCGGCAGGTAAGCGTTGAGCGAAGAGGCAGAGTTTGAGAGACTGCGCCATCATGTGGCCGCAGCCTTAGAATACTCTGGCGGCACTCATAAAGTTGAGGACATTGCTGAAGGGATCAGGCGGGGACAGTTTCAACTCTGGCCTAGCAAGAATTCAGTGGTGGTTACCGAGATCATTGTCTACCCGCAGTTAAAGGACTTGCACTACTTCCTTGCTGGCGGCGACCTAGATGAACTCCGATTGATGCGACCTATTATCGAATCATGGGGGAAGGAGATAGGTTGCAGCCGAGTGTCTCTCGCTGGCCGTAAAGGCTGGGAGAGAACATTCTTGAAAGGTGAAGGATACGAACCGAAGTGGTTCATCTTGTGCAAGGACTTGTAGATGGCATATAAACAATTACCGAATGGCTTACTGGATATTTCTAATCCGGCTGCCACTATACAAGCAATGAAACAGGATGTTATTGAGCAGCCTGCTAACTTACTCGCTATTGATCCAAGATTATCAAATTTACCTGCTGGCAGTGGTACTGGCTCAATGAGTGATGCTGCATTTGCGGCACAGGCGGCGCAAGGCGAAGCAAATGCACAAAGCCTTGGAACTACTGGTGAGTCTATTGGTAAGGCAGTAATGGCATTTCTGTCGCAACCGCCAATTGCTATACAAGTATTGCAGGCATTGCTTGGCCCAAATGGGCTGGGCATTGGAATTGGCAGTACGCCTGGCGCACCAGGTACTGGTGTTGGCTTTGGCGGTACTGCCGCCAGCGGTATGTCAGGCATGGGAATGACTGCAACTGGACCGTCAGGTCAATCTGCATCCAACTCAGGCTCTGGCGAAGGCGGCATGAATGCTGGCGGTGGTGGCCGCGGTGGTGATGGCGGCGGTGGCGGTTCATCTGGAACTGGAATAGGTGTCGGCTCTGGAGCCACAACATCAGGATCAACCGGTGTTGCTGGTAATGCATCTGTTGGCGGTATGAGTGCAGGCGGCAGCGGCGGTTCAGGTGGTTCAGGTGCTGGTTGCTGCTTCATCATGCTGGAGGCCAGATATGGTGACGGCACTATGGACACCGTGGTGCGCCGATACCGCGATGAGAAGATTACCGAGCAAAACAAGCGCGGTTACTACAAGCTGGCCGAAGTATTTGTTCCGCTGATGCGTGAGTCAAAGCTGTTCAAATTCATGGTGGCAAAAACATTTGCTGATCCGCTAGTGTCCTATGGGAAGTGGCACTACGGTCAGAATAAACATGGCTGGCTTTTCAAGCCAGTGGAAAAATTCTGGATGAAGGTGTTTAATGTGCTTGGCACTGATACACAATTCATTCGTGAGAATGGTCAAACGGTTTAAGGGGTAATGTATGTCTAAAGGCGGTTCACAAAAGAGTACAACAGAAATTGATCCTGATATCAAGGCCAAGTACTTACAGCAAGTAGGTAAAGCTGAAACAGCAGCTGGCAATCTTGGCTTACAGGAGTTTGCTGGTTTCGATCCTATGTATCAGTCTGCTGAAAAAGCAGCCTACGAAGCCAGCATGAAGCCCTTTGGTGCCGAAGACATCATGGCGTTTCAGAATCCTTATGAGCAAGATGTTGTGCAGACATCGCTGAGGGATATTGAAGAGGCGCGTCAGATGGCAGCTTTAAGAGATTCACAGCAGGCCACTGCCGCAAAAGCCTTTGGCGGCTCACGCCAAGGCGTGCAGTCAGCACTCACCAATGAGGCTGCGCTGAAGACTGCGGCTAGGACAGCTGCTCAGTTGCGCTCTTCTGGGTACGATCAATCAGCTGCACGCGCTCAGGCTGCACGCGCCATAAATCAGCAGGGTTATCAGACCGCCATGAACTTAGGCTTAGGCCGACAGTCACTGGCGCAGCAGCGACTTGATGCGGCTAGAAATCTTGAGTTGCAGCGTCTTGGTATCACTCAGGCGGCTATTTCAGCGCAGCCAGCAAACCTTGGTCAGACAATGACTCAACCTACCTCGCGCAATGTCGGTGCTGGTGCCTTGGGCGGTGCATTGACTGGATTTCAACTTAGCGGTGGTAATCCATATGCAGCAGCTGCCGGTGGTTTGTTAGGAGCATTCGGATGAACTACTTCGACTATTTTCAACAAAAGAATCCTGCCGGTGGCTTGCGTAAGCCGATGATTGATGAGGGGTTCAATGCTCAAATGATGTCTAGCACTCAACCAAGTCTAAACCTTGGTATGGGTGACTTGGCAATGCCAAAAAACCAATTTATGACTGATGCGGGTACAGGTATCAATCCACCAGCATCATTCGGACAGATGCCTGCTGCAAATCCAGGCATGAATGTTGGTGCTGCACTGTCTCTACTAGAGATGGGAAAAGAGAAGTCTGCTGGTATGGTGATGCCGCAGCTGCCAGGTGGTAGCAATCTGACCTACGAGCAGTTGATGAAAATGTACGGTGTGACCGGCTTACTTGGATGAGGTGAAAAATGGCAAGAAGTGTGCAAGAAGAGTACTGGTATCCTGGTGTTAGGCCATCTGACATGTATGGCGAATACATGTCCGGAGATATTTATCCTTGGCTTGGTCAGGGTGCGCAAATTAATCCTCGTAATTATTCACCTTTGCTTTTTCCTCCAGAGCCTTTAATGCCACTACCAATCAATCAAGCAGAATTTACACCGCAAACCTTTGGAGGTGGAGTTGTATTGGATATTGAACCCAACGTCAGTAACAGCGATAAAACAAGACAAGCAATTGAACAGCGCATTGAAAATTTTCCAATTCAAATTAACCCTTTTGTGAGTGACCGCGATAGAAGAATACAAGCGCTTGATGAACGCATTGCAAAATCACCAATTGAAATTAACCCTTTTGTGAGACCCCAAATGGCAGATACACAAACAAACACTAGCTTTATGGATAACCTCGGCGGCCTGTTGTTTGGCGGTGGAGGTGATGGCATGGAAGACTACCTGACTTCTAAGCAGCAAAAGGCTATGCAGAATCAGGCCATGATGCAGGCCGCTATGTCGCTGCTTAAATCAAGCGGTGTAAGAACCACGCCAATCTCTTTAGGTGAGGCATTGGGTGAGGCATACGGTGCTGGCACAGCCGGTTATCAGCAGGCGCAGCAGGGTGCTATTCAGCAGCTGTTGACTAGGCAGAAGCTGGATGAGTACAAGCGCGCTCAGGCGCAGCAACTGGCATATCAGAACTTCTTGGTGGGTCAGCCTACCGCTGGTACTGAGATCACGCCACAGCAGGCTTTGTCAGTGCCAGGTATGCAAGTTGGTCCAACCGTTGAACGTGCTGCAATGATCGGCCAGCCGATGCCGTCTGATGGCACTGCAACTGGTGGCGCATCAGTATTGTCACCAATGCAACGCGCTATGTTGGCTGCATTGCCGGCAGACAAGGGTATTCCTGAGATGCTGAAACTGACTCAGCCAACAGAGAAAGCCAAGCTGTTGGCTGAACTTGGAATGAAACCTACGCTGGAGAATCTGCGCCTGCTTGAAAAGCCAGAGGCTGATCCAGAGAAGATTAAGTATTTGAAGGCATTGAATATGCCAATTACGCTTGATAATTTGCGCCAGTTGGATAAGCCAGAGGCTTTGCCAAACGAGATTCAATTGCTCAAGGCAACAAATACACCAATCACATTGGAAAACGTCAAGGCTTTGCGCCGTTCTTCCGCAACTCAGTTAACAGTGACACAAAACGCGCAAAAGAAAGGCGTTGAACTTGCGTATGAAAATGCCATTAAACAGTTGACATTATCAGCAGATACTGCCCGATCAGCAAATAGCACATTGCAAAATATTGAAAGAATATTGCCTGCACTTGACACTGCTATTGTTGGGCCAGCCGCAGATCAAAGAACAACTCTTCTAAGAATTGGAAAGCAATTAAATATTGCTGGAGAAAATGCAGATCAAATTCTTAGAAATACAGCAATTGTTGTTCAGGGATTAGCGCAGCAGGAACTTGCAGCGGCAGAACAAATGAAGGGTCAAGGTGCTTTAACTGAAGGTGAGCGAGCAATTCTGCGCCGCGCTGCTGGTGGAGATCAAAGCCTAACAGCAGGAGAGTTGCAGCAAGGTCTTATGGCGGCACAGCGTTCAGCAAGAGCAAGGGTTTCCGGCCATCAGCAATATTTGCAAACTGCTGTTAAGGCAATACCTGATCTTGCACCAATTGCTCCAATGTATGAAGTACAACCATATGGACAACAAGCTCCAAATCAATTCCAAAATGCGGTACAAATAGAAATTGATAAGCGTAAAGCTGCTGGAGGAACAAAATGAGCGATGACCTGAGTCAATTTAGTTATAGCGAACTGGAGGCCATTCAAAAGGGTGACTTCTCAAAGCTATCAATGGAAAAACTGGAGGCTTTGAAACAAGTTGCCGGTGGATTGCCTACTCAGCAAACTGCGCCTCAAGTCGCACCAATACCTGTCGTTGTACAACCTCCGGCACCAACTCAGCGTTTGAGATCAATGGCGCAAGGTGCAACAGTCACAGGTGCTGATGAGGCAGAGGCTTATCTGCGCTCCATGACCGGGGAGAATTATGAATCGGCATTGGCTGACATCAGATCAAAGACAAAGGCATATCAAAAAGAACGTCCATTTGAATCACTTGGATATGAGGCTTTGGGTGGAATACTTCCAACTGCCGCTGTGACATTGGCTAGTGGTGGTACAGCTGCGCCAGCAACCGTACCGCAGGCGGCAATGTCACTTGCACCTGTTATCAGGGGATTAGCTGCAACATCTGCCATTGGCGGTTTATATGGTGGCACAGCAGGGTTTCTATCTGGTGAAGGTGATGTCTACGATAGGGTATCAAGAGTGCCTGGTGGCGTTACCACAGGCGCTATTGTTGCGCCAGCTGTAAAGACACTCATTACTGGTGGCGGTATGCTGACTAACAGCGTCATGGACTTTGCGCGTAGGCTTACCGGTGGACGTGGTGCAAAGGTAGTTGAAACTGAATTACAGCGTTTGGCGGGGGACACTGGACTAACCACAGATGAACTTATTGACCGCATTTCACGCGGAGAGATCATGGCTGAGAATTCAACCTTGCTCGCAGCCGTGCGTGGTTTGTATGCTCAAGGCGGTAAACCAGCAACGACACTTATGTCATCTCTGACGCGCCGTCCCGAAGAGTTACGCATCTCAGTGCTGACAGATATGCAAAAGACACTGGCCGGTCAAGAGGGTAATGTCTTAAAGCAATTCAAGCTCAATGACAAGCAGTTGAAGCAACTTGAGTCAGAGGCTTACAAAGATGCATTTGGTACTGGCGGTGTAATTGATGCTGATTTACTGCAAAGTGTCACTGATGCTCTGAAG